TCACTCGTCGAAATTCTGCCTCAGTTCCTTGACCTCCGCAGCGCGGACACGGACGGGGTTATCCTTGAGCTTCACCAGTTTTCCTTCCGCTATGTAGTCGTAGACCTGGCGCTCCGAGATGTTCAGTACATACGCCGTCTGCCGGACAGTCAGGATGTCATGGCGGGCCAGCATTTCCAGAGGCGTCAGCGTGAAAGGCTGGTCCGGCGGAACCACGGAATACCGGATGGGCAGCGGAAGGGGAAAACCGGCGGGACGTTTCAACGTGCAGTGGTCCGAGCAGCCGATGCAGCAGAAAATATCGTCACGCACGAACCAGAACGGCTTGCGCTTCTGCCCGCGTAGAACATGCGTGCAGCCCAGCCGCTCGTAGACGCTGCGCTCCGGCTCCGCGTCATAGGGCCGCCAGCCCGCCTTCACCAACGCGACTATTTCCTGTATCCGTGTCCTGGACATCATTATCCCCCTTGAAACAACCTGGAAAAAAGCTCCTTTCCTTCCCGCTCGGTCTGGTCCCGGCAGGCCATGCAGTCACGGCGATCCAGACGGCGGCAGTGCGCACACCGAATTTTCTGCAACGTCTCCGCCACGGCTTCCCGCGTCACGCCTTCCGCTGCGTCCGGCGCGGGTGGCGTCGGCATTTCTTTCCTTCCCGTCAGGGCTGCGCGGATAAGCGCCGCCTGCTCGTCCCATTTCCCCGGATAACGCCCGGCTAAAACCAGATACACCGTGGAACGCTTCAACTCCGGGTGCTTCCGACAAAAGGCATGCACGGACGCATAGCGGGCCAGTACCTGCGCCCGCAACCTTTCGACCTCGCGGCAGCCGTTAGCGGGGCTTTCCCGCTTACGGATGGCGACAGCATCGCTATTCACAGACCACGCCTTCGGCCTTCCGTTTCTTCTCGAAAGCCTTTTCCCTGCGTTGCAGGTCTGACAACAGGGTGGAAATATGGTCTCCATTCTGGAGCCAGACGAAACAGTGACACCCGAACGCCCGTTTGACCCGCGTGTCCAGGCTGGTCATGGAGTAGCCCAGCTTCCGCCATATCGCTAAAATCTGCCGCTTTTCCGCCGCGTAGGGCATGGAATCGGTTATTTCTATGAAATCCGGGCGTCCGTGCGGCGTCACCCGGCTGTTCCGGCTCCTGGCGGGCGCGGTATATTTTACGCCGTACCGCTCCGCGAAAAGCTGAACCAGCCGTGAAAGCTGATGGATATTCATGTCCTTGCGGCTTTCCATTCCAAACTCCGAACGCAGCAAGGCCCGGAAGGCTTCCTCATCCATGAGGGGAAGCTGCTTGCGGGCAATCTCAATCTTGCGATACAGGCCAAAACGTATCTTGCTCTTATCCACGGCCACGCTCCTTGTGTACCTTGATGTCTTCCACCGGTACGAACTCGCGCTTTCCGAACAGGGAAACATTGACCATCCAGCGTCCCGCGTAGTCCAGAATGGGAGCTGTGTTCGTCCAGGTTCCTTCATACAGGCCGTCCGCGCGCCGCACGGACACGCGGGAGTTAATGGGAATATCAGGGGCCGGAGCGGGCGCTTCCAGCCCGCACACGGCAAGCTCCGTCGCCAGAAGGGCAAGGCCGTTTCGGTCGAAAAAGCGCGGCGCGCCGTCTTCCGCATCCAGCCAGCGCCGGGAAAGCCGTACCCGGTAGAAGCCCTCCGGCCCGCCGTACAGCGGAGCCGGAGCAAGCTCCAGCTTGACGCGCTGTTCCCCATTGCGCACATAAATCGACGCGCAGAATTTCCGGTTGTCCTTTCTCATGGCTTCACCTCATGGCGACGTGTTTCACACGGTCCGCCACCTCAGCCCGTTTCGCGTTATTGAAGCGTTCCACGCTGCCCACCAGGTAGCCAGTGATGCGCCGGATACGCTCAAACTTCACGCCTTCGCCTATGATGACTTTGCCGCCTTCCTCTCGTCGGGGGAGGCGCTGATCCACAATACCTTCCCGCATTCATTCCACCTTGAAAATCCGCATTTTTCCCTTGGCCGGAACGAACGGCATCCTTTCAACCCCGGTCACGGGCCAGTGCCAGCAGTATGGCCACCGGACGTACTCTTGCCCCTCGCTCAATGTTTCTCCCCAATAAGGACGGCCAAACCTGATTTTTCCGACGTACCCGCCGCGCGGAAGGTCGAACGTACCGCAACGCATCAGCGCGGCCAGCTTTTCCTTTTTGGATATGCCGACAGATACGTGCAGGTACAACCATTGGTTCCAGTATTTTTCAGGAAGTCGCCATTGCCGGTACTCCTCTGACTTCTGACGCCGTAACAGCAGTTCAGCCCACGGCTGTCGGACGGAAACGGCGTATTCCGGTACGGGTATGGGTCTTTTCAAGTGCGTTAGCATAGGACTATTCCCCTGGCTGCTCGTCAGGCCGGAGCCGCCACGCTCCGGCGACGGCCCCTTGCGGGGCCGTTTCGCATTCGTTATTTCCGTCGCTACGATTCCCGTGACTCTCTATGACTTCCTCGCGTATCGTTCGTTTTCCGCGTTGAGGGCGTCACAGCATATCCTCATGATGTGTTCCGCCGCCTCCGGCCTGTCCTTGTCGCGGAAGATGATGCACACCAGCCTGCCGTCCCGCCTGTCACGTATGGCCGGAATCCCCGCGCCGTTCTTCGCGGGCTGGAACCGCTTCAATTCCATACAATTGCGTCCTTCCCGTCTTCTTCGGCCTCGCTGTTCTCCACAAAATCTCTTATGATTGTCTCAAAGTCGCGTTCGAGCGAGTCCGCAAGACTTTTCAACGCAATGCGTCCCTGCGGTGTCGGATAGACAGCCTCTCCAGCCCGAACCAGTTCGATGATAAAGTGGATGCCGTGCGCGAATCCGCCCACCTGTAGAGCCATCTCTTTGGACTTCACCGGAATTTCAATCTTTTTCATGCGTGCTACCCCTGTTGTTATCTCGTGTTAGAACAACGAAAGTTGCTCCATTTTTGCCCCTGTTTTTGTGTCAGTTTTGACACGCACGGCCTTTGCTCTCTCCGGTGCTGGTGGTGTTTCCGACCCGGTAAAATGGCCTTCCAGCCATGCCCGCGCTTCTTCCCTATCCACGGAGCGGATGCTTCCGCCCCAGACCAGGCTCCGGCGCGTTTCCCATGCCTCGCGTACTTCCAGGGCAAGATGATTGCCCCACAGAACCACACCGTCCAGATTGAAGAACATGAGGTTCAAAGCCGTCATGCGCGCGCAGTTCAGGTCTATGTCCTGACCTACGAATATCGCCCGCCCGTTCTGCTCAAAAGTCTGTTCCTTGGCCGCCGCTATCAGACAGGCTCCCGCGCCGCAGGCCGGGTCAAGCACCTTGAAGCGGCCTGTTTCCGGCGGTGCCGTGTGCGTTATGCTGGCCATAAGCCGCGCCACGGAAGACGGAGTGAAATACTGCCCCGTGTAATGGTTCGCCGCGTATTCCTCATACAACGGCCCCAGAGCTTCATCATTGGTCGTCCGCATGTAGTCCATGAGGCAGGCCGTGGCGTTGGCGAAGTGATCCGCCGCCCTTTGGCCCACCGGTTCCGTATTGCGGTACTGCCCCATGATTTCCAGATACGGCGGGTCGTCACGCTGGAAGGCGTGGAACATCAGCCCCACCCAATCCTCAAAAACGCGATGACTGCGGTATCCCATGCCGATTATGGCCTCCAGTTCCTTACGTACCGGGTTCAATCCCGGATTGGCTCTCTGATTGCTTTTCTTGCTCATTGGCTGCTCGTCAGGCCCTGCGCACCACCGCCGGGCGACCGCGCCGCCCTTGGAGTGGGCGGGCGGTTTCGCTTTTATGGCTTCATTGCCTCTTTCAAATCCTTGCAGGCGGCGAACGTCACCTTTTTGTGTGCCGGGACAGTCAACACATCCCCGGTTCTGGGATTACGCCCTTCGCGGGCGGCTACCTCCTTGCTCTTGAGCTTACCCAGCCCCGGCAACGGTACTTCCCCACCGCCCAGCAGTTCGGCGGCGGCCACGTCTCCCAGAGCATCCAGGATGGCCTCCACCATGACGGCGCTCACATCCCTGTCGGGATGCGCCGTGCGCACAGCCTGCGCCACGGCCTTGATAAGTTCCTGCTTTGTCATACTTCCTCCTGAGTTATGGAATGTTGCGGTACACAATGTCCCGATTGTATCCGGCCTTGATAAGCAGCGCCCGCGCCATGTCCCGGATGATCCGGCAGACCTTTTCACGCTGGCCGGGGCTTGCCTGCTTCCATTCCTGGTTCCGGGCTATCTCCGGCAGGTCTTCCGGCCTGAAACCCCTGTGCGTCACCACGTTCTGCGCGTATTTCGCTGCCAGGGCTTCCAGTTCGCTTTTTCTGTACAGGTCTCGGCCCATATTGCCTCCTAGACGGTTTCCGGAACCTCTTCTTTCTTGATTTCAATGAAGAACGTGTCCGACTGCTGCCGTTTCAACCCCACCAGTTCCAGGCGTTCGTCCGGCCAGCCCAGCGCAGCGTCCTTGTTGATTTCTTCCTTGGTGCGGATGCCGTCCGAAAGATTGTACTGATGCAGCCTCTCCAGCGTCATTTCCGCCGTCACGCCTCGCATCTGGATTATTTTCGTGCTGGCCCGGAACCCGATCACGCCAAATCCGAGGTCAAGGCTCTTGCTTCTGGTGAACAGCTCCTGCCGGTTGAGCTTGCCGTACACCGTCACCGCGTCCGACAACTCCTTGCGCCGTGTCTGTAAAGGCCCGGCAAGCTGGCTGGCCTTCGCCTTCGCGGCGTCCACGCTTTCCCTCATCTCGTTCTCAATGGCGGACAGCTTGCGATCCAGGGCCGCCATCTCCGCCAGCGCTCCCTCGCACTGTGCCATGTCAAGAACCATGTACGGGTCGGGCTTGATACGTGCCATTATCCCACCTCCACCGCTTCGGCGGGAACAAGGCGCTGCTCCAACTCTTCCGCCTGTTCCGCTGCCGCTTTCAAATTCCGGCGGCATCCACGCACCAGCTCCGCAACTCCCGCATCCTTGATGTGTCCCTGTACTTCTCCAAGTGCCGCGAAAATGGACATCAATTCGTCTTTCAACATGAGGATTTCCTCCGTTTTTGAGGGAAGCCTCCCGGCTTCCCCTCCGATTCGTTTAGTCAACAAGTTTCCAGGGGCAGCCCGCGTTTCTCGCCGCCAGCCGTAGTATCCGCCAGGCTTCCTTCCATGCCGCGCGAATATCCGCGCCGGGACGGGGGCAGAGATGAATCTGCTCGCTTTCCCACTGGTCAACGTCGAAGTGTCCGTCCTTCATGAAGCGGGCTTCGGAGGACTCCGTTGTGCCTTCCCAAATGCTCAACAGCACGATCCCGTCCTCCGCTACGTACCCCAGCCCGGCATAAAAGCACCGATTCATGCCATGCCTCCTTCCTCGCTTGCTCCATTCTCGTTTGTTGTGCGGTTCCCACCGAACCGCTCCAGCAACACTTCGCAGGCTTCCACGATGCCCCGCGCCGTCTTTTTCGAGTCCGGGTCCGCGCACAGCATAAGCCGCACGATGGTGGCAGCCGCCGCGCGTTCCCGCGCGTAAGGGTCCGCTTCCCGCGTGGGCGGATACGGCGTCTCCGGCGTCCTGTCGGCCTTCGCCGTGGCCCGCCATGTGGCCGCGTTGCGTTCGTCCTTTCCCGCCCGGATGATGAAGCCTTCATCCGCCAGCCAGGTGCAGTAACGCAGCGCCTGCGTGTACGAAACGCGCGTCATCATGGCGCATTCCGAGAGCGTCCAGCCCGGCTTCGCCTTGCGGACAAAGCGCCATACCGCTTCCAGCGTCCTTGCCTCGCGGGGCCGCCGCCCGTCCTTTTCCCTGAGCGTTTCCATGCGGCCTCCTACTTGCGCCGCCAGGGTCGCGCGGAAAGCACGGTCTCCAGCATCGGCCCGTCCACAGTGATGTTTTCCGCCGCCTTCGCCGCCTTTTCCAGAAGCAGCATCATGTTGCGTACCAGTCGGAAGTCGCCTTCCGCCCGTTCCGCTATGCGCCCGCAAAGCTCCGCCGGTATGTCCAGCCCGGCGGCTTTCATGGCGTACATGGCAACTTCCGCCGCGCTGACCGGGCCGAACTCCACCTCATGCGCCACGCGGCTCCATACCCTGCGCCGTTCGGACAGAAGCCCGAAAATGTCTTCCTCGCCTATCAGGATGACGGGCGCGCCGGTCATTTCCAGAATGTCCCGCAGGTCTTCAATGCGCCCGATGGAAAGCCTGTCCGCCTCATCCACGAAAATGGGCTTGCGGTTCTTCTCCAAAAGCTCCACAATAGCCTGCTTGCAGCGGTCCGCGTTCATGCGGGGCAAATCTCCATTTTTCCCGCGTACCTCAAAAAGCACGCGCTGGAGAAACGCCGCCTGCGTCCAGCCTTCCCAGACCCGGACGTATGCGCCCCCGCGCTGGTAATGGTACTGATCCGCCGCCACGCTCTTCCCGCGCCCGGCCTGACCATGCGCCAGAACAAAACCGCTGGTTTCCCGGCCCGCGTCCAGCACGGCGTCCACCGCCGTGTTGAACCGTGCCGTCGCGTCTGTGGAAATAATCACGTCTCGCATATGGCCTCCCTATGCCGTTGCGACGTTCTGGCCGTTTCTCCTTGCGAGCATTTCCAGCCAGTTGTCATACATGGGTTTGAAATTCCTCTGGAATTGTGGGGTCTCCTCAAAAGACGCCATGAATGCCGCGTCCTCCGGTACAAGCTCGCAGCCCTGTTCGTATCTGGCTTCAAAGAGGTACTTGTACCGGGCGGGTTCATCCAGAAATCGCCGGTAAACGGACGGCTCGTAAGCGGGAGCGTCCATTTCCGCGCGGGCCTGCGCTCCGGCGGCCTTCGCCGCCTCGATGTCCGCCCGTTCCCTTGCCGTGAGCTGCCGGACCCGCACTTCCGGTTCCGGAGCGGGGGGCAGGCTGCGTATCCGCTCGCCTATGTCCTGACGCTCGCGCGCCTCCGCCAGCAGACCGGCTCTGGCCGCCCGGATGTCTTCCGAGGATTCCTTCATCTGCCGTGCCCTGAGCTCTATGGCCTCCCGCAGGTCTCTTTGCTGTTCCTCCGTACCCAGTACCCGCGCGGCGGGATGGATGCCGCAGGCAATGCGGTAATGCTCGCGGTCGCGGGCTTCGCAGATGAATGTCCCGTCCGTGTCGTAGACAAGCACCGTGTACATGGAGAGTTGCCAGTCCCACCGGACCAGTACCGGGTGACGGCGGCGGGAAAGCTCCGGTGCCCAGTACTGGCGGTTGTGAAGCCGTATCCCGTCCTTGCTGATGGTTCGCACTTCCTTTTGCAGCATCAGCTCCACGAGCGCCTTTTCATCCACGCCCGGCCCGCGCCCTTCCTCGAACACCTCAAGAGGCGTTCTCCCTTCAAGGTGCCTTACCCGGTTGGGGCGGCGTGAATAGGCGTCGAACCACAGGGAAAGCACATAGAAGGTTTCTTCCAGCGTAAGCGGGCGTCCGCCCATCTTTTCATGGAGTTTCTGGTGGAACTTCTCGTTCCGGCGCAGCCGCGCGGGCTTGTGGGCGATGTCCCGCCCCGTGTAGGACGGCGTGAACACCTCAAGGCTGTGCATGGTTCCGAAAAAGCGTTCTATCGGCTTGGATTGTCCGTGATACGCCCAGGCGTGGATGGTTTCGACTCCAAGGTCCTTGTACAGTCCGCTGGTAACGACCGTGCTTCCGGTATTCCGGATCTTTCCCAGGAACGCTTCCTGCGTAAAATCCTTGCAATGCCTGCCCTTGAAGAACCGCGCCCGGAACGCCTTGCCGTTGTCGATGTAGACGACGCGGGGGATGCGCCCCAGCCGGATGCAGGCCCGCCGGAACGCGCTTGCTATGCTGGCCACATTCTCCGAAGGCATGACCTCCCAGCCCAGCGGCATGGTGCTTCGCCCGTCCAGGAACAGCACCAGCGTCATGCGGCAGGGCTTGCCCGTCTCCGGGTTGATGGTCTCGAAATTCAGGTCGTGGCCGTCCGCAATCACGACTTCCCCGACTTCCACAAGTCCCCAGTTTCGCTGGATGGATATGCAGCAGTCGTCGTTCCACGCCTTTTCCCCGCGCCGGAAGAACGTCCAGGCGTCAAAGCAGGTTCGTTCGTACCGCTTGACGAAGCGCCGCACCGTGTCTTCCGAAGGAACGGCAAGCCCCTCGGCCTTGCAACGCGCCTCGATGTTGTCCATGCACGCGCCGATCTGCGGCGCGTTGGGAAGAAGTATCTGCCCCTTGATGATGGCCTTGTGCTTTTCCGTGAGCATGCTCTTGCCCCGGTTGCACATCCCGCGCCCGTCAATCAGTCCCCGCAACCCCTGCTCCCGGCTGATCAGCTTCCACTTTTCCAGCGTCTTCCAGCTAACATTCGGCCCGACAACCAGCAGGATGTCCATCCAGTATCCGGCCTGGTACGCCATGATGAAGTTCTGCTTTTCCTTCACCGTGGCCCCGTACCGGCTTTGCCATTGCAGATAGAGATCCAGCAGGTTCGACTTAAGGGATGCCTTGTTCGCGCGCTTCGGGTCCATCAGGTCCCGCGTGTCCCGCGCCGGTACAAGGTTGCCGCCCTCCTTGAGCGCCGGAAGAAGGGCGTTGTGTGCCGCCTCCGTCTCAATGGCCAGGCGGTCTTCCGCCATCTGGATGGCGTGCTGTGTCTCCAAAGGCATGGAGGCAACAAGCCATTCCTTCCCGCCACCACGTCCTTTGCGCGGGCGGAACTGCCAGCCTTCACGTTCCGCACGTAGCAGCACACTGCGAATGGTCAAAAAGCCTAATAGCCTGGCCAGCTCTCGCGTTGTATAGGCTTCCTTGACGGTCATACCTGCCCCCTACGCCATGCGTTCCATGCGGCGGGGATCATGCAGAAGCTGCTCAGGAATCCCAAAAGTGCGGAGTGCATTCAGGACGCGGGGGCTGTGTCGGTAGCCGTTCATTGTGGCGGATACAGTCTGCGGAGTAACACCGGCCAATTCCGCCACATCCACAAAATTCTTGCCCTTGTAGTCGAGAAGGCGCTGAATTTCTCGCTTGGAATCGGCACGCTCCCGTCCGTAAGGCTGCAACTTGCTCATGGAATCCCTCCATTCGAGCTTGGAATATTGCCATTGCTAAAATGGGGGCGGCCTGCTATGGCTGATTCATCACGTTATTTTTCAACCGCCCGCACTGCCATTTGAACCAAAACGGACATAAAAAGTCAAGACCGTTTTGGTATAAACTTCCAAATCGGACTATTTTTTATTTTCCGAATAAATCCAATATGGTATCATCAGAATGCCGGTATAAGGTTCAATATCAAGTTCGGGCAAAGGAACTTTATACCTATGAACACAATAGGAAGCCGCTTGAAACGCGTCCGGGGGAAGCTGAGTGGTGAACAGTTTGCCGCTTTGTTTGGTCTCAATGCTCAAACCATTTACCGATATGAAAGGGGGGCTAGAAAACCCGGTACAGATTTTCTCCAAATGGTGGCAAACAAAACCGGGGCAAATTTGGAATGGCTTATTGCCGGTGATGGGGAGCCTGACTTGTCTCCATTGGAGGTCCGCCCAGAATCGCTTCCCTCTAGCCATTCAGCAGAACTGTTGGACAAGCATGAATCGTGTCCCCAATGTGCAAAACTGGAATCACGACTAGAAAAAATGGAAGAACGGTTAGAAATTCTTGAACAAGAAAGGAGAGAGATAAGCACTGAAAACCGCCAACTGCATAGAGAGAATGCCTCGCTATTGCGAGAGAATGGAGAACTTCGTGAGAAGCTCGCTCTTTTGGAGCATAGCCGAAACCGGCAATTCAAGGGGAATGACAATGAAGAAGATTTTCCCACCTTATTTGACGAGAACCGCTCTACCACATCCAGTAGCCGCCCGGCGATCATCAGAAAGTAGCCGCTTCCCCGACTTCAAAACATGCAAAAAAACAGCCCCGGTTTTGTGTCAGTTTTGACACGCGCCGGGGCTGCTCCCTGTTCTCCGTTCTCTTTTATCGTGCGGAAAATTCGCTGAAAAATTGCCTTCCGTTCTCGTTTCTTTCTTTTGGCGGTTTTGGGAGGGCGGTCAACCTCCGGGACCGCATCAGTCAAGCAAAAGTCAAGCATTCGTCAAGCCGAAACGGCCAATACCGCTATTCTCGTTCTTCTTGCCCCCCTATACAGAGCCTTGAGCCGATCCTCCGGGATGCCCACAAGCTCGTTGCCCTCCAGCCTGATGGAACCGCCCGAGACGCCCACCAGCCCCATGATAGCCTTGGCTATGGTTGTCTTCCCGGAACCGCTTTCGCCCACGATGCCGAACGTGGTGCCCTTGCGCACGCGGAACGACACGCCGTCCACAGCCTTCACGTAGGAACGTTCCCCGAACAGCGACTTTTTCGGGAGCGGAAAGTGAACCTTCAGGTCCCTGACCTCAAGGAGGCCCTCATTTTCAGTGCTCATGGCTCACCCTTTGGTAAACGGTGTTCTCTTCACGGGCCAACGTCAGCTGTAGAGCCAGCAGGCCACTTCATGTCCGGCGTCGATCGCCTTTGCGGGCGGGTTGTGCTCCATGCATTCCGGCTTCCCGCACGGACAGCGCTCGTAGAACGAACAGCGGTCCTTGCCGAGTTCGGCCATGCCGAGCACCATGCCAGGGATTTCGTGCAGGCGATGCCGCCCGCTTGTGGGCGTCCGCTGGAGGTGCGGAATACAGCCCTTGAGCGCTTTCGTATACGGATGCTGCGGGTTGAACAGAATCTGCTCGACCGAGCCTTCCTCGACCTTGCGGCCCGCGTACATCACGGCGACCTTGTCGGACACCTCCGCGACCACGCCCAGATCGTGGGTGATCATGATGATGGACGCGCCCACGCGGTCCTGCATCTCCCGCAGCAGGTCGAGGATCTGCGCCTGCACGGTCACGTCGAGGGCGGTGGTGGGCTCGTCCGCGATGAGGATGTCGGGATCGAGGCACAGGCTCATGGCGATCATCACGCGCTGGCGCATACCGCCCGACATCTGAAACGAATAGTCGTGCATCCGCTTCTCGGGGGAAGGGATACCCACCGCCTTGAGCATGTCGATGCTCTTGTCCCACGCGTCCCGCCTTGTCATGTCCTCGTGCCGCAGCAGCGTCTCGACGAGCTGATTGCCCACGGTGAACACAGGGTTCAACGAGTTCATGGGCTCCTGAAAGATCATGGCGATCCGCTTTCCCCGGATGTCGAGGATGGCGTCTTTCCCCAGTGTGAGAAGGTCGGTCCCGCGGTACAGGATTTCGCCTCCGGCGATCCGGCCCGGCGGGATGGGCACGAGCCCCATGATCGAAAGGGCCATCATGCTCTTGCCGCACCCGGATTCCCCGATGATGCCCACGGTCTGCCGGGGATCGACTTTCAGGTTCACCTTGTCGAGGACCCTGACGATCCCCATCTTCGTCGAGAACTCCACCTGAAGGTCCCTGACTTCAAGCAACGTATCTTCCAT